AGGAGTGGGAGACCCTATCCCGACCGAAGCCGGACCACGTGGTACAAGTTCTTTTTTATTGGCGCCTACTGAGGAAAGCAGGGTATGCGGTGTCGGCCACAGCCAGTATCCTATATTGCACAAAAGGGTTCATGTTCCGCGGGTCCCCGTTCAAGGAGTATGTTATCTCTGCGGCGGACAGCATGCATCTACTAGATGACTATATAGCGGACGCCAAGGCATTCGCCTTGTATAAGGCGGAGGGGGTTATCCCGAGGAGAGTTGTATGCAGCAGCCTGAATTGCACGGACGCCAAGAATTGCCATGTGGCGATGGCATGCTTCCGAGAAAAGTAATGGGTTTGGACCCTAGCCTACGGGGTACCGGTATAGCCTTTAGGTTAGCTAACGGTACGTTGCGGGCTTCCTGCATCGCGGCGCGGGAGGATTGCCGCGGCTTACGGCGGCTAGCTTTTATATGCAAGGCTGTCGAAGAGCACATAGACCGGTATGGTTGTGACGTAGTCGCGTACGAGAACTACGCATATAGTAAAGGGCCTAGCCGCAGCAATAATATACTCCACTTGGCGGAACTCGGCGGCGTATTGAAAATGTTGCTTTACCGAAGGGGTATTGCTATATTGGCGGTCCCGCCAACTAGCCTGAAACTATTCGCTACAGGGAAAGGCGGTGGAAAAGATATGGCCGGGAAGCTGGGGAAGGAGGCCGTAGCTAGGTACGTAGCGGATACCGAAGGGGTCACGTTTGCCACTTCCGACCAGTCGGACGCGGCCGCACTTCTGAAGGTAGGAGAGGCCAAAATAAACGCTAGACTTCTACCACGCGACAGAACACACTACCAGCGTCGCGCAGTAACGGGATGCGTTTGGTTGTAGTTTGCAATCGATTTCAGATTTTCTGAAGGTTGTTTTTTCCAAAAAATGTAGTACTATAGACACATGCAGAAAAATGCATGGGTCGAAAGTTAATCCATAGGACGGTACAGAAATGGCAAAGAAAGCAAAGTTTGCGGTCGGTGACAGCGTCAAGTTCCTCGGCTACGGCGAGGATGTCGCGGAAGCGGAACGTGTCCTCGACGAGGGCGGTGTGTACGAGATTGTCGAAGTGAATGCCGACGAGGACACCGTGTCCTTCAGCATCGACAACCCGGACTTCAACGCAAAGGCGAAGGAGTCCGAGAAGAACTCCCGTAGCATCCTGGTCGATGTGTTCTTCGATGAGGTCGAGCTTGCGACCGAAGAAGACGAGGCCGCCGAAGAAGAAGCTCCGGCTCCGAAGAAGGGCAAGGCTGTCGCGAAAGCCGCGAGCAAGCCCGCCGCCAAGGCCACCGCAGGCAAGAAGAAGGCTGCGGTCGAGGAAGAGGCTGAGGAAGCCGAAGAGGAAGAGGAAGAGGAAGCTCCGGCTCCGAAGAAAACCGCCAAGGCTGCCACCAAGGCCCCCGAGAAGACCGCCGCCAAGGCCAAGGCACCGGCTAAGGGCAAGGCCGTCGCCGCCAAGGGCAAGGCCGCTGCCAAGCCGAAGGCTGAAAAGTCGGAGGAGTCCGACGAACTGGCGCCGCTGGAGAACGAAGACCAGGAGATCGTTGATCTGGTCGAGGCAGCCGACGACATCCTGGAACTCGCTACGGAACTTGTGGAGAACTCGTCCGAACTCGACTACAAGCTCGGCGGCGTCCTCTACCATGTACGCCTCAGCAAGGCGTACCAGAAGGTGGACAAGAAGTACAAGGAAAACGGCGGGTTCGGTCTCTATGTCAAGGAGCACCTGAACATCGAGTACCGCAAGGCGATGTACCTGATCGACATCTACTACAAGTTCAACCTGTACGGTATCGACTCCGCCAAGGTGTCGGCGCTGGGCTGGACCAAGTGCTCCAAGATCGCCGCCGTCATGTCGGAGGACACGGCCGAGGACCTGATCGAACTGGCCGAGACCTCTTCGGTGGCAGACCTGACGGACGCCATCAAGGAATCGTACAAGGCTGAGGGCGGCACCAAGGGCACGGTCAAGAAGCGCGTCACCTTCAAGTTCCGCCTACTGGAAGAAGCCGGCACCGCGGTTACCGAGGTGATCGAACAGGCCGCGAAGGACATGGGCCTCAAGAACCTGGACGATGCCTTCGAGCATATCGTCATGGAGTGGGCGGCGGAGCACCAGAACGTGAAGCCGGCCAAGAAGGCGGCAGCGAAGGCGACCGGCAAGACCACGGCCAAGACGACTAGCAAGAAGGTCGCCGCTGCCGAGGAAGAAGAAGAGGAAGAATAAGCGTAATAGCTTCCTCGCGAAACAGAAGGGGCACGGCCGGAAGGCTGTGCCCTATTTTTTTGTATGGAGATTCTGGTGGCTACCAAACAAACGGCAAGAAAAACGCGTACCCCGCGCTCCGGCAGCAAGGTACAAAAACGGGTGGAGCTTGAGTACAGGGACCTGAACGAACTGCAGAACTACGAGTTCAACCCGAGGGATAACGCCGCGGCTATTGACTCGGTGGCTAACTCCATACGGACCTTCGGGTTCCTCATACCGGTAGTAGTTGACTCGAATAACGTGCTTGTAGCAGGGCACACGCGAGTAGCCGCGGCCAAGCAGCTTGGCATGGCGGAGGTCCCTGTTGTCGTTGCGGACCACCTATCGCAGCAAGAGGTAGACGCATTCCGTGTCATCGATAACAAGGTGGCGGAGCTTGCGCGATGGGACTTCGACCTACTGGCGGGGGAGCTAGGTAAACTACAGGGTTCAGGCCTTACGCTCACCGACTTCGGCTGGACGCGAGAGGAGCTAGACTGCTTGACTGAAGTGGTAGCCGACGATTGCCTCAATGTATCTGGCCTAGTTGATGCAAATGCTATGGACCGCATACGGCGCACTGAACGCAGAGCCCCGAGCACGGCACGCTTCGTACTGGGGGAGCTTGTATTCTTCCTACCCGCCACGACGTACCGCACATGGGTGGATGGAGTGCGAGTGCTATGCGACTACAACGAGGCGGAAATTACCGCGGAAATCCGGCGCAGGCTAGGTATCCCGCAGGAGTCTTAGTATGGTGGTCAATACCCCAATTGCGGCCCTGGAGCCGGACAAGAAGAACCCCCGGAAGGCAGACGATGCCCGGCTAGGGCTGCTTCGCTTATCGCTAGCCAAACTAGGGTTTATCATGCCCTTGTTCGCCACGCCCGAGGGCCTTCTACTGTCAGGGCACCAACGACAGCGCGTAGCCCGCGACCTCGGAATCCAAAACCTCCCGGTGGTAACCATCGACATTGCGGAGAAGGACATACAGGGCGTCAATATCCTGTTCAACCGAGCCACAAATGACTTCGGGGCGCTGGATACCGGAAGTAGCGCCCACGGCAAACTGGACATAGAGAAGGTAATCGAGGCCGCGGATTCTCTCCCGGATTACGAAGGGGAGGAGTGGTTTGCACTCGATTGCAAAAAGACCAAGATAGCGGGCATGGGGCAGGAGGACGGAGACAAGTACGACAAGAAAGCTGTCGTCGTCGCCTCCAGCCTTATCCGAATGGGGATAGAGATTCCCGTGGTCGTATCGGAGTCCGGCACTATCGTCAATGGCATCAACAGGCTATTCGCCGCTAAAGAGGCGGGGCTAAAGTACTGGCCGATAATCACGGTACCGGATTCCTACGCCGTAGTGGCACTGAACTTCCTCAACTATTTGAGTATGGACTTTCACGTAGACGAGGAGTTTGCTAGGTTGATGCGGTACTCCGCATTTCGCCGGCCGCAAAACAACCGCGGCAATGTGCCGAAGGCGTACCGGTTCTGGGCTAACGGAGGCAAGACCCTTCTGGATAGGGACTCCTACAGTCCTGACTATTGGCGACACTTCCGGGAGCTACACGGCTCTAGCCTACTGGACTTTGGGGCAGGCCTCGGGAAGGTAAAGCCTTTCCTTGAGGCTAGAGGTATGGACTGCGTAGATTTCGAGCCCTATCGTATAGACCCAGATAGCGGTGTAGGCATCCCGTCCCCGGACTACTCGCGGAGCAAAGCGCGGGAGTTCCTTGAGGAGATAGCTGACGGGCGTAACTTCACGTCCATATTCCTGGCCTCGGTGATGAACAGTATCCCATTCCCGAAAGACCGGATGGCGGTACTGGCTATCGTAAACGCCCTATCGGACAAGGATACGGTAATATACGGAACTTGCAGGGACATATCGGACTTCGTGTACGAGTACGGAGGCATCCGGCAGGCCAACTACTTCGTATTCGACTCTGAACCGGGGGTGCGGGTTGGGGACGTGGTCCGGTCCCCGAAGATTCAAAAGTTTCACACGCAGGAGGAGGCCAACGCCATGTTCAGCAGGCTATGGATGGACTGCAAGTATTGGCCGGGCGGTAACGTGTTCTACTTCCGCCTCGCCTCCCCGAAGCGGTACAATCCTGCAGTACTATCTCAAGCACTGGAGCTTGAATTCGAGCTGCCTTACTCCGACGGTAAAGACATGGGGTTAAGCAAGCATGCCAAGAAATGTTTTGGGAAACGGCTGGGTGTACGGTTGCCGTAGCATACGCTGGAGACCTATATGTCAGTATGTTTTGAATCCGGAAATGTAGTCCACTACCCCTCCAACCCAGAGAAATTCTCTTTCGATGGTGAGGTGGCCGCAATTTTCCCCGACATGGCCCTGCGCTCTATCCCCATGTATCACGAAGTCCACCGCATGCACGTATCCTTGCTGTCCAGCGTATGGCAGCGCAGCGCCGTGAAAGTAGTGGACGTTGGCGCCAGCCGCGGCGGCTTCTTCAAGGAAATTTGCAATCAATTGCACGTACCCACCTACAGCGGAAGCCCGAATCTGGACTTCATCGCGGTGGATTGCTCCGGGCCTATGCTGGGCCTGTTAAAATCGGAGATGCCGTGGGTGCAGACGGTACACGCTCGCGCGGAGGAGCTAGAGCCGTTGGAGGGCAAGGCCGACGTTATCTGTATGCTGTACGTTCTACAGTTCGTAAAAGAGCCGCTGGATAAGCTACGGATTTTGCATTGGGCTGCGTCCAGCCTCAAGCCGGGCGGGGTACTACTGCTAGGGCAGAAGGACGTTACCACCGAGACGTACGGCGGAATGTTCACCGAGGAATATTATCGGTTTCGAGAACGCAACGGGTACACTCGGGACGAGATAGTCGCCAAGACTCGCGCGCTCCGCAACTCGATGTGGCCCAGCACGCCAGCCTGGTTAGAGGATATGTGTGTACAGGCCGGGTTTGTGGACTACGCGGAAACTACCCGGTGGTTGCAGTTTTCAACTAGCATTTGCACAGTCGGAGGATGACATGGTGGACGATACCCGGCCCGAGGGCAGGGCCAGACGAATATCGCGGCGTGGTCGCAATGGGTTCGCGTTTAGCGGCGCCTCCATAGCGGACTCTACTGGCACCTCCGGAGGCAACATCAATCCCAATGACGTTGTAGAAGGCATGGCCCGCAGCGCGCCGGCGGAATTGCCGCAGCCGCAGAGTACGGTACTAGCAGGGACGCCTAGCGAGGAGTTCAACCCGCGCGCACGTCTGGATCAAGTGCGCCGCCGCTCTACCGAGTACGAGAGAGAGTATCGGCTAGGCCTGTTGCACCGCCTACTGATTCGACGTATCCCTATGGACGAGATAGCTAGCCAGCTAGGTGTGTCTATCTCTCAAGTGTATCGGGACAGGGAGTCGCTCAAACAGCAGTTGCGCGCCGATGCGGCTACGCTCGACATCGAAGAACTGATCGGCGACAGCAAGGGTTTCTATGACGAGACCGCGGCTATGGCAATGCGTGCGGCGTCCAAGTCTGACCTACCCATGCCTATGCGTCTAGCCGCGATGCGTACCGGTCTTGCGGCTAAGAACGACATGCACCGGTTTTTCCAGACCGCTGGTGTTTACGACGTACTGCGCTTCAAGTTGGCCCAGGACGGGACGGGGGTGTCTGACGTTCGTCGCCTCATGGAAAATACAGAGCGTCTGCTGAGCGGGGAGGCCCTGTCTTTCGGTAACACCCGTGCAGACTCCGGGGACGAAGAGAATATAGAGCTATGACCGTAGCTAGAATTAGAAGAACAGGGAGGCCCCGGACTCCTGGGGTAGCTGCTGGGGTGAGCGAGCAAGCCCGCAACATGGTGCTAGCGGCTTGGGAGGAGGCCACGCGCTGCGAGAACAAGCTGTTCGGAGAGATGTACGCTACCGCCCTGGAGCGAAAGGTATACCAGAACGATTTAGCACTGTTCAATTTCATGAAGCACCTCACTCACGCACCGGTGAGCATCGAGGCCTTCATAGACTCTCCGGAGTATCTAGGCGCCACTGACCTGCGTCTTTGGCCAGAAGTGCGCCGGGCGA